ATGCTTTCCTGCCGTATTTTTACAGATAGCTTTCCCAACGTGGCAGCCATAATGGATGTTAAAGGGGAGGAATTACAACTACCTAAAGCCCTGACAGAAATGTTGGAACGGGCCAAAGTATTTGGAAAACGTGACCATGCTATGGATGAAAGTGTTACCATTGATGTAGATGGACGGGAGTTTACCATTTCAGGGGAAAATGAATATGGGTGGTATGAGGAAACTTGCCCTGTTCGTTATAATGGGGAACCATTTACCTTTGCCGTAACACCACACCTTCTTCAGGGCATACTTGAAAAGAGTAATTCTGCCACTATTGGTAAGGATAAAATAAGGTTTGACGGAGAGGGGTGGGAATTTATTGCAATACTTCGGGGCAATCCTACCAAATAAGGTGGGTTTGCTGCCCTGCACGGGGTTTTAATTAATTTTAGGTACTTATACACTATTTAATACTTTTATATGTTATACACTGATTTTATTAATGCAAAAAGACATACCTCCATATCAAATGGTATAGAGGTATCCTTTTTGCCAGATGCTTTATTTGATTTTCAAAAATACCTCACGGAATACGCCATAAATAAGGGGAGGTGCGGTATATTTCTTGACACAGGGCTGGGCAAAACTATTATAGAGCTTACTATTGCCCATAATTATACGAAAAAAACAAATAAACATGTACTAATTCTTACCCCACTTGCTGTAGCCTTTCAGTTTATTTTAGAAGCTGAAAAATTTAAAATACCTGATGTTTACCATACCAAAGATGGTAATTATAAAGGTAAGGGTAAAATCATTCTTGTAAACTATGAGAGGTTACATTATATGAATGCAAAAGACTTTGATTGTGTTATTTTAGATGAGAGTTCTATTTTAAAGAATTATGAAGGGCAAATAAAAAATCATGTTACAGATTTTTTGAAAAAGGTAAAATATAGATTTTTGTTTACAGCCACACCCTCCCCAAATGATTATATAGAATTAGGCACAAGCTCAGAAGCCCTCGGCTATCTTGGGTATACGGATATGTTAGGGCAATTTTTTAAGAATAACCAAAATAATACTATCAAATTATCAAGAACAGCACAAAGTAGACAGGGAGAAAAGTGGTACTTAAAACCACATGCAGAACAAGCCTTTTGGAATTGGGTGTCCAGTTGGAGTAAATCAGCTAAAAAACCAAGTGATTTAGGTTTTTCTGATGATAAATTTACATTGCCACAATTAATAGAACAGCAAACAATAGTAAGAAACCCTACACCATTGGAAAAATATGGAATGACCCCTATATTTTCTTTTCCTGCTAATGGTTTTCAGGAAATTAAAAAAGAGGCAAAAATAACTATTGAACAACGGTGTGAAATTGCAGTGGAAAAAACAAAACCACATCCAATTTCCGTTTATTGGTGTTTGCTTAATGATGAGGCAAAATGCCTGTCATCTTTGGATAAATTAGCAGTAGAAATAAATGGCAGTATGCCTTTAGAACAAAAAGAAGATATTTTGCATAATTTTTCAACAGGAAATATAAAACGCCTTATAACTAAACCAACGATAACCGCCTTTGGATTAAACTGGCAGCATTGCAACCATACCACATACTTCCCTTCTTATAGCTATGAGCAGTATTACCAATCAATACGTAGATTTTGGAGGTTTGGCCAAAAAAAACCAGTTACTGTAGATTTGATATACACAGATGGGCAAAAAAATATGATGAAAGCCCTATTAATTAAAAAAGAGAAAGCCATTACAATGTTTGAGAATTTAATAAAATCTGCAAACACACCTTCCATTATATCTAAAAAAGATAATATATATAAAGAAATAAAACTACCTAATTTTTTAAAATAAAATATAAAATAATGAAAGAAAAAATAACAGAGAACTATGCAATATATAATACAGATTGTATGGAAGTTGTATCGGAATTAGATAATAATTCCATTGATTTTAGTGTATATTCTCCACCATTTGCAGGGTTGTATAATTACTCTAGTTCAGATAGGGATTTTTCCAACTGTACATCTAAAGAGCAGTTTTTGGAAATGTATGAATTTTTAATAAAAGAAATTGCAAGGGTAACAAAACCAGGACGTATTTCAGCAGTACATGTAAGCGATATACATGATAATTATGGTAAGTTGTGGGACTTATCTGGGGAGGTTATTAAAATTCACGAAAAATATGGTATGCACTACTATAATAGAATCACTATATGGAAAGAACCGTTAAAGGTTCGTATGAGAACTATGGTTCAGAGCTTAATGCATAAGTTTATCGTAGAAGATGCCACACGATGTTTTACAGCTATGCCAGATTATATTTTAATTTTTAAAAAACGTGGGGATTCTGCCATACCTGTGGCACACCCAAACGGTCTTACAGATTTACCCTATTTTGGTGAAACCCCATTTTTAGAAGCACACAAAAAAACGTATGGTAATTATTCTGATTTTAAGAAAAAATGGTATGGTTTCGATGGTAGCCCTTCTGAAAATAAATTAAGTCATTTAACCTGGCAGAGATATGCCTCCAGTGTTTGGGATGATATAAGAATAGATAATGTTTTACCATTTAAAGAAAGTAGAGATGAGGACGACGAGAAACATGTTCACCCCTTACAACTGGATGTTATAGATAGGCTTATTTATCTTTATACAAATAAAGGGGAGGTTGTCCTTACACCATTTATGGGTGTTGGTTCCGAAATATATAGTGCAGTTACATTAGAAAGAAATGGAATTGGGATTGAACTAAAAGAAAGTTATTTTAAACAGAGTTTAAAAAATCTAAACAATACCAAAATTAGATTTAATGCACAAAACAAAACTTTAATATAGTATGGAAGGGTTTTTCAGTAAAAAAGAAACAGAAAGCGAAACAAGACCAGGGGGCAAGGTATTAACTTGTGCCTCCTGTGGTTTAAGTACGGGGTGTGATTTCCCAAAGATGGAAGCCTGCGGAGGAGGTAAAAAGAAAATATTAATCATAGGTGAATGTAATACCCACCAAGACGACAGGGACGGGGGGCCATTACGTGGTAAGGCAGGTTGTTTGTTGGAAAGCCATTTAAAGGAATTAGGAATAAACCTTTGGGAAGATTGTAAAGTAGTGAATGCCGTTAGGTGTTACCCAGGCCAAAAGGAGTTTACTTCATATAATGTGGATTGCTGCCGTAAGAATATCCTACACCTTATTTCCGTTTATAAACCCGAATTAATTATTCCTTTGGGTGTTAATGCCTTATACAGTACCATTGGCCATGTATATAAAAAGCCCCTTGGCAAGTTTGAAAAGTGGAGGGGGTTTACCATTCCCCTTCAATCTGCCGAAGCATGGGTTTGTCCTGTGTGGCACCCCGATTATGTTTACCAAAGGGATTACCCCGAAGTAAAAGTAATATGGAACCAAGACTTGGAAAGGGCCATAAATAAAATAAATGATGTTTTCCCTGTACACAAGGAACCCAAGGTGGAAATTATCACAAACCTAAGTGTATTGGATGAAATTTCCCCTGAAATTTATAATAGTATTGCTTTTGATTATGAAACCACAGGGTTAAAGCCCTACACCAAGGGCCACCGTGTTGTTTGTGCCTCCGTGGCAGTACGGGATGATTGTGCTTATGCTTTTATGATGCCCAATAATAGGGAGGAAAGGCAACCATTTGTGAACCTATTACAAGACCCTGATATGGGTAAGATGGCCCATAATATGAAGTTTGAAGATACGTGGAGTAATATACGTTTACGTACAGAAGTAAACGGGTGGGAATGGGATAGTATGATTGCAGCCCATGTACTTGATAATCGAAGGGACATTACAGGACTTAAATTCCAAATGTTTATTCATTTTGGTTTACCTGATTATGATGATGAGGTTACCCCTTATTTAAAAGGGGTGGGGGACGATAGTAATTCTATAAACAGGATTCAGGAATTTCTACAAAGAGAAGATGGTGAAGAAATACTACTTAGGTATTGTGCCTTTGATAGTGCCTATCAGTTTAAGTTGGGCCGTTTGCAGCAAAGTATTATCCACAAAGATAAAGACCTTACAAGGGCTTACAACCTATTACATGAAGGTATTTTATCCTTGGCAAAGGCTGAAAGGC